TTGCTTAGAGAAATTACCAATATAAAGCTCAGGCATTACTTCCTCCAAAAAGGTTGCACCGGACGCTTGCAGTCGCCCCAACAGTTTGAAGCACGTTAATTCGTGCTAGTGCACAGTCTCCCGTGAGATTTTATTACCGTGGAGTATCAGGCGTTACACGAGCACAGTTCTGAATTTTGCGAACCCTGCCGCGAGCGTCAGTGGCATTGATCACTTCACACCGTTGCACGAGTCCATCTGGTGGTGTGCAATCTTCATAATGTTGCACTACCCCTCTGGCATCGGTAGCGGTGAAAGTCTGGCACTCCACTGCTTGAGGTGCAGGAATCGCACCAGCGGGTGGTGGTTGCTGAGCAGGAGCTCGCGGTTGCTGAGCTGCTGCGAACGTAACGGTCATTGCAACTGCCGCAATGACTGTAAACATCGTTCGGTGCATGGATCATCTCCTATGCATAAGTTGAGCTACTTCTTCGGTGTCGCCGTCGGCGGTAGAGGCGTACCCACAACCAACGACGGGTCTATCGAGACGTAACGCCAACCAACGCCCGGAATACCACATACGAGCCAATAGGTCTTAGACTCAATCGGTGGTGTTGGTGTTCCCGGTGCTACCGGTAGACCTGCATCAGGGTGACCTGGAGCAACTGGTAGTCCGGCACTCGGATGCCCCGGTGTACCAGCAATAGGTTGTGATGGATGCCCTACCGGAGGCCAAATCATACCAGGAGGCACTCCCGGACCTGCCGGTTGGATAGGATGCGACGGGGTGAGTGGGGGAAATGTCGGGGGAGGTCCCGGCAAATGTCCCGGCACCCACGGATGTAGATCACTGCTTGGCAATTGACCGGGCATACCCGGTGCAACCGGTAGTCCGGCATCTGGGCGTTCACCACCGATGATGGCTTCAACTTCTAGAACACCACCTGTCACTTGAACTTTGGTAGCCATTAGACTTCTCCTTGTTTATAGTAGAAAAGAAACTTACGTATACAACATCGTTACCACGGTGATAGCTTCAGGGCGAACACCCCAACCTGAAGTACACCGAAGCTCAGCCAACACGTCGATCGCACCACCAGCCAGCGGAACCGGTATTTCCTTTGGTGCCGCCATATCGCAGAGCTGGAGCGTACATGCTTCCATGGACGGGGTCAGCTTTGCAAACTCATTAGTATTAATCTTAGAGCCCTTGGGCTGTTCGACCTCTGGCATCACAACAATAACAGCGTCGTTGTTGCCACCACCGACACCCTTGCCGATCAGAGTATCATCATAAGCCCAGATGATCTCATCATCGTTCATTTCCAACACATCCTTGACAAGACCGGCCGTGGATGCAACACCACCACCCTTACGCTGATAGCTGGTGAGTTGGACAATATTCTGGTACTCCATGGCGCCGAGTGTGCGCTGTGGTCCTACGAATACGAACTTACGACCGATGCCAAGCTGGTTGGTTCGGCTCTTAATAGCACTGACCACGGAGATAAGGAAAAAGGCCATTTGACCGTTATCATAAGTCACAACAGTCGAGTTACCTGCACTATCTGCCGGTAGTGTGATAGCTGTGGATCCAGCCGCATTCAGCAAGCCCTCGCCATTAACCGGGTTGAACCCGTATAGCAGCGCATTCCGCATAAGCTGGAACGTTGCCTGCCGCATCCCAAGCCGGTGAGCATCTACAATGGATAGACCCCATCGAGACATAGCAGCAGTGTCGTGATGATCGTATTCTGCCCGTACCCGCAGTAGATAAGTCGGGGCACTGATTTGAGATAGTGAGAAGGCAACACCCGGCAACTGATTGTACGCGGACTGACCAGCCGCCATTCTGGTGCGAATATCAACGCGCTTGATGTAGGCATACAGGTCACCTTCCGATAGCCTGACCATAGGTGCACCAGAAGCAAGCAAGTCAAATGCACCAGACGCCTGAGAATATGGCATCAGTGTATCAGGCATCATATAAGATGGATGAACCTGCACAAATGCCGGGGAAATCGCAACCATGGTTATTCTCCTATATTAGGCCCAGGGAGGCCCCGGCCTTGTGATAGATTACAGCAAGCAGAGTGCCGCTGCTCCATTGTACGCCCAAGTTGTCAACCCAGTTCCAGCCGAGTAAGATGGAACCATACACCCTGTTGCCTTGATAGCAAGGATTTTCACCGCCAAAGCAGTAGTAGAAAAAGCGATGATTTTATTGTTAGTAAAGTCCCATGAAACTTGTGCGTTGATAAGACCGCCTTCCAGCGTTATCAGTGTAGGATCAATTTGCAACGCTACACGGATACCAGAACCAAGGCGATAGAAATTCACCAAACCACCATTCCCAACTGTAGGAACCGGTGATTGAGGTGTATTCACCGCCGCAAAGTTTTGATCGAATACACTGAACCCGGTAAGGTTCGCATATGTCGTTGCGCGCGCGATGATGCCACCCAGCGGAACAACCGGGCGAGGTGTCGCACTAGGTTCATACGGAATATTTTCCGAGATGGCAACACCACCAAACATCGGAATAGTTTCCGCTGCGGCTAGAGTGCCACCCGAAAGTGCGAAGCGAGCTGAAGGATCCGGCATTGCCGTCCCCACAATGAAACCATCTGACTCGATGGTGAACATTCCAGCCGCAGTGGTCTGAATGTACGGGTTGAATTGGATGTTAGCGACAGCCATTGGGAGTCCCTCTTTTCAGGCGCAGACTAGCGCGATTAGACCGAAGACAAGGTACGAAAGGCAGCTACTCTGCGACCCGGACGACCCATCTGCTTGACAAACGATTCTTTGCCATAGAAGACGTTAGAACGCATACCGGTCGCAGGATCAACCTTAGTAACCATACGTAGTTCACCTGCCTCCAGATCTACCGGGTTGGCAGCAGCAGTCGTCGCGTCTGCATAGACCTGTTCTTCGATCTGGCCGAAAGTTTCATCGTCCATCCGAGAAAACTTAGTCTTGCTCCACCTTGGCGAATGGATCTTTAGGTCCTTTGCCAACCGCTTGCGATAATCCATTACATCTTCACCCTCCAAGGGCCGAGGAGCGTGTTTCCCAAAGCCCTGGAAAACAGCATCGGCTTTAGCCTGAGCATCAGCAAACGCTGCGTGCTCATCATCGGACCGAGGCTTCATCATTGACTGCAACTTGGCAATAATTGCGGCCTGACTGAGCAGTTGCTGCTTCAAGTCGCCGATATCGTCTGCCTTGGCCACAGCATCATCCTTCTTATCATCGTCATCATCATCCTTATGCAATGACCGAGTCTTCATAGTCAATGCATCGTCTTTTTTATCATCATCGTCATCGTCATCATCGTCATCATCAGCCTTCTTGGCTGCGTCAGTCTTCTTACTATCACCCTTTTTCTCAGGCTCGTGCTTGATTTCAAGCTCGCCATCGTCGGACTTTTTAGCATCGGCCTTCTTAGAGTCTTTCTTCAAAGGCGGCGGAGGTACTTCAGAAGCATCTGACTTTTTCTTACTTCCCGCCGCATCGTCGAGGATTTTATTCTTGACGGCCGTTGTATCGGCCTTCTTATCATCGTCATCGTCATCGTCGTCGGCCTTCGACTTTGCATCGTCGCGTTTCGACTTCTTATCATCGTCGTCATCTCCCTTGGTGACAGGGTTCTTAGACCCCTCACCAGTCTCAAGCGCATCCATGCGCTTGACAATCGCATCCATCTTCGCGATGGCGTCAGCGATGAGATTATCGCTGCTGACATTAGCTGCTGGCATGATCAACTCCTCTTAGTTAGCAGCGACAATTTTAACGCACCATTAGATCTCGTCTCGATACAAACTTATCGAGCCTAGACGCTAATGCACTCAGCCCCACCGCCAAGTCATTAATGCCGGGTGGGATGGTCGGCATATTTTCTGTAGGTTCTACACCTGTTCCAACAAGTGCAGCACTGGGCTCAGGAAGCTGATCTAGCTTTGCAGTAACCGCCATTTCACGCGCTTCACCGGTTGACGTTTCGGAGTCAACGCGAATACCGCTGGCAGGGCCGCTCTTATCCCAAACACCCTTTTCACAAATAGCCAGATGATCTACAAAGCTGGGATTACCTTCAACCAGCAGAGTACTACCATCACCCATTTCAATGTTATAATTAACTTTAGGATCACGAAACACCACACTAGGTGATGTTGACATATCTTCTGATAAGATGGCATGAGCAGCAGCAGCATCATAAATCTTAGCTATTCCCCAAACATCATCACCTTTGATATACGGCACAAACATCGTCCCTACAACCCGCTTAGAGAATTCATCAGAATTAAGAATCTGTGAACCTGGATGCTGCCAGATAATAGGGAGCCCATTACAACGCCGTAAAAACTCAGGTGTAAGATAAATACTTTCACGTCGAAATACCCACTCATCAAGCTTAGGGCGATAGCTGAAACCAGTTCCACTAATACGCATATCAAGTAAACATACATGTTCAACAAACTGTGGTGAAGTAAGTTCTTGATCCCGTATGGCCTCAGCTATTTCCAGTTCATTCATACCGTGTAGCTTGCGCAAGGCAATACGAAGACCAGGATGTATCTGTGTTGTTTCTGCATGTTCAGGGTGCAGCCAAACATGAGAATCATGCTCATGGTTCAATTTAGGTACAAATTCATCTGGACAATTATGCAGATAAGTCGTATAATCCACACCGTCTTTAATTCTTCGACAAAGCAACTTTCCTACGTGGCCGGGGTTGTAACCAGTTTCTTCTACGCATTCTCTTACCGCACAGTTTTCTAAAGACTCACCTTCCTTTTGACCACCACCAGGGATACACCACCCCAATCCATCAACACGACGGCACAACAAGATGCGGCCAGATTGTGCCCTGAATAGAATACCTGCCGCAACGGTCATTAACCACCAGGTTCCTTAGGGTGCGGGTTGCTCGGTTGCATCCCATCTTTGGTCCTAGGCTTAACATCTACCGGTTGACTCTGCGCCTTGCGCTTTTCAAAGGCATCCATACGAGCACTAAGGGCGTCGCACATCTCTGATATCTTCTTGGCCCCTTCGCTCGTAAACCCCATTTTTTGATTATCGTCGCTTTTAGACTTGCCAGCAGTCTTCATAGCTATTGCTACAGCTTGTTCTTGCGGACGTCCAGAATGTCGCAATTCAGATATATTCTTACTAACAGTTTCTTTGGACTTGCCAGCGGCTAAAGGCATAGCTACTCCATAGATTAAAGACGTAGCTACCCCAGGAATTAGAGCCATACCTACTCCGGGGACGTTATATCAGCACCGGGCTCTACAACAACAATTCTAAATACACGAGTTTTCTGTTGTATAACTGGAGAGCCAGGATTCCCAGAACGAATTTTAAGATGTCGAATAGAACGAGCAGTGTCAGTTGGAACAACCATCGTAGCCCCAGGAACTACAGTCACTGTAACTGGACTACCGTTACTATGGTACAAATCATAATAATTAATACCATCAGTTGAAACAATAAAAGAAATTACAGCCGAATCCCATTCTGCTGGCATCGTAATACGAACAGGATGCAAAACTCCTGTGTCTAACGCATCAGAAACAGATTCACCAGCCTGAATAATAGGGCCATCTAAAACCTGTAATGGAGGAATAGGAGCCATTAAAATCTACCTAGTAAATACAGAATTAAGATGATAACTAATATCACCCCAAGAGCACCATTAAGACCATGACCATAACCATAGCCTGGACTAGAGATCCATGGTCCATTACCACCAATCAAAATAACAACAATAATGATAACTAGGATTAAACCAAGAGACATGGTTATCTTCCAGGTTTACCAATTGCAGTACTCAAGCGTCGAATATTCTTTAATATCGGTGATCCTTTAGATTGCCTTTGCAAATACTGATATGCTGATTTTAAATACTTCTGCGTTTGCCCAGGCTCTTCCTCAGTTTCTTGTAGCTTGCGCCCAATGTACTTGATACCTTTTTCCGGCACCTTTGGATTCTTATTAATGAACCTAAGCGCACTGACAACTTTACTTCGCTGTGGCATTTTTAATATGCTCTATCAACTTGACTACAGCGGTATCAGCTCTTGCCATCTTAACCTTTGGCAGACTCGGTGTCGCTGGTTCTATCTCATCACCACCTTCACCACCTGCTTGCAACGCCTGTTCACGCGATTGCTGCACCATATCATGTTCTTTTTTAAGGTGTTCAACCAACACCTCATAATCCAATTCTAATGGGCTGGAATACAGAAGCTTGTTATTCGTAACTGCATCAGCAATCCATTGAATGAGCCGCGCCTTGTTCTCTGGGTCAAAACCAATTTCCAAAATCTGATAAATACTGATTGCAGCTTTCATTTTAGTGTCATCGACCTTAACTTGGTCGGAATCAGGCTCGCGCAAGTATGAAGGCCACACAGCCGTATAGCAGTTCGTCCATTCGTAAAAAGCTTCCCGGTATGTCATACTCCTGTATTTTTCCGGGTATTTCTTACGCAGCGACTTAAAGAAGGCCGGAGTCCAAGCCCGGTGCATCACTATACGATCTAAGAACCGGTATACCGGGTCCATGGTCTCCCGGAGTCGGTCTATATAGCGAGCAACCGCTTTCGCGTCTTCCGAACCTTCCCCAAACCCCTCGGCGAAAGACTCTTGGGTGAGGAGCTTTACGGGCATATCAACCGCGTTGGAGATATTCTCGAGAATATTGCGACGGGCAAGAACATGAGGACCTTCAAGGTTTTGCATGTTAAGCGATTCAATTTCTTCTTCCGGTGTGATATTGATTACGTTGCCGGTTTCTGCTTCTTTAACAATGGAACGCTTAAAAGAATTGGCCCACGCCATGATATTATCAACAAAGTTGCCGGGTTGCTTAATCTTAGCAACGAGAACACCGACTTTAGTCTCAACAAGATCATCAGCAATAAGGCTCTTAATATATGACTTTAATGGGTAGAAAGCACGCTGATAAGCACTACGACCGACAAAGCCAAAAGCAGAAGTAGTATAGCCAAGGTATATGGGCTTTTCATTGGTGACAGTCACAGAGCGAGAAGGGTGGTACGCTGTACCAGATACAGCAATTTGTTGATACTTCATGAAGTCCATAGCATTGGGATTTTGGTTAAGAACGAGAGAACCAGATGTATTAAGAGGGTCCAATATATTAAAGCTAAGATTAAGATCAGGTAGATCCCAATAGTCAATCGGCTCATTGCTCTTTAACCCATCTACCAAGACTGCGATAGATGCAACCCCATAAATGCGACTGACAGTAAGAAGATTATGAACAAGAAAATCACCACCAATGTTTTTCCACTCATTTTCAAAAGCACTCACACAAAATTCAGCAGGGCTGTCAGGAACCTTGATGTTGCGTTTTTGAGCAAGTGCAAGAGATACAGGACCTTCGGTAATACGTGCACCAAGCGGATGATAGAGGTAGATTTCTTTACATGTCTGATATGAAATTACATCCCCGGGAATAATATCCGGAGCTACCAGCAGCTCTTGAAGAGCGTTGCCGGGTGTCGTTCCAACAACAGAATAAGGGACAGAAGGCATGATTACCTAATTGGTGATCCGTAGACCGATAGCCCTAGTATCCCGGTAAGAAGAAATAAAACAAACCATCCACCGAACGGTGCCCATGGTTGACCAGCAGGGCGCCATGGATTCAAGCCCCATACACCAAAGACAAGTGTAAGTACGTAGATAATCCAAAACCAGATATTCGCGCCCATGGTGTCACTCCCGCATTAACAGAGTAACAAGTTTTTGTTCAGCATCATTATATTGTGCCTCTAATAACCGCGCGTAGGCTTCAGGATATCTATCACGTAGCATGGCGCGCGTGGCATCATTCATATGAAGAAAATTCATAGCTATCAACACACGAAGCAATTTCTGACCATCAGCATTAATGATCTCCGGTTCCTCACCTTTAAGGATAACCGGGGGTGATGGCCACCTAGAGTTCCACCGAGGATCTTCTTCATTTCGCA